AGCAGGGAGTATTTTGGGTGCTTTGACACTCTTTTATACATGGCATAAGGATAGTAAACAAACGACGAAAGAGATGACGCAACTTCATAGTAGAATTGACTCTCTAGAACAACGTATGGATAAAAATGATGATAATATTGATAAAATACTTGTTAGTATAAATGAAATCAAAGTTATTATTACTCGTATCGATACACAAGTTCAAGAATTGATGAAGAAATAAGGAGAGCACAATGGCAACTTGGTGGCAAAGACTATTCAGTAGAGACACAGAAAATTCTAATTTACTAACAGAAAGTGTTCAGCCTGAAACTGAGGTTATTACAAAAAGCGCACATATTTTAGACAACCTAGAAAAAGAAGCAAGATCTTTCGAAATAAATCCGCAAGATCACGCAAATTATTATCTAGCAGAAGCATATGATGGCAATGGTAAGAAATATTTCTTTGATGAGCATCGAAGAGATGAATTATCAATGTGGTCAATGAAAGAATTAGCTAAACATCATATTATTGCTTCTATTATCGGCGCTCGTGTAAACCAAGTTGCTGAATTTGCACAGTTTTCTAACGATGATGACCTGGGTTATAGAATAGTTATGAAAGACCCAGAAGCAGAAGTAACTGAAGATGACAAATTGAATATGCGTGCCCTCAACAACTTCTTACAGAATTGTGGCACAACTGTTCAAGATTACGAACTAACATTTGAAGCTTTCCTAAGACAGATTGTTAGAGATAGTCTCGTATATGATGCTTGCTGTTTTGAAATTATAAAAAATAGAAAAGGACAAGTAACTGGATTTATTCCTGTTGATGCAACTACTATTAGACGTGCTAAGATGTCTAAAGAAGAAGTAAAAAGAGGAAGAAAAGATCCATCAGGAACTAGATACTTACAGGTAATCAACCAAAAGGTTGTTGCTGAATATAAACAAGATGAATTATGTTTCGGTATTCGTAGGCCTAGAACAGATTTAGGTGCACGTGGATATGGTCATAGTGAGTTATATGAATTATATGGAACACTAAATAACTTATTCAATGCTGAAACTTATAATGGTGCACATTTTACTAACGGTATAAATGCTAATGGTATTATTGCTGTAAAGAGTAAAATGGACCCAAAGTTATTCCGTTCTTTCAGGCGTGAATTTTATCAAATGCTAAATGGTACAGCAAACGCTAAAAGAACACCACTTATTCAATTAGACCCAGAGGAAAATGAAGCAATCCAAAGTATCTCATTAGGTTCTTCTAATAGAGAAATGGAATATCAAAACTGGGTAAATTATCTAATCAAAGTTACATGTGCAGTTTACCAGATTGATCCTGCAGAAATTGGATTTGTTTTTGGTAATGAAATGCAAAGCTCAACAGTTTTTGCTGGCGATCCAACTTCACGTGTTCTTATGGGTAAAGAAAAAGGTTTGAGACCTCTTATTAGAAGTTTACAAACTTGGATAAATCGTTATATAATAGATCAGATAGATGATAGATACCAATTAGTTTTTGTTGGTTTCGACTCAGTTTCACCTATTGATAAAATGAAACTTGAAAAACATCGTATGGATTACCTAACACTAAACGAAATACGTGCACAACATGATTTAGAAGAGATAGATGATGGAAATATCATTGCTTCTGCATATTCAGCTCTAAAGGTTGCTATTCTACGTGGTCGACAAGGTATTGCACTCGCAGATGCTTATGGACGTCCTCAAGCTGAACTTGACCAAGTTATTCAAGAAGAGCATGAAAGAAAGCTTGAGCTCGAAGGATACGATCAGCCAGGATATGGTGATGTTCCTCCTCCTCCACACATGGTTGGTAAAAACGTAAAAGATGTAAAAGATGTTTTCTTAGATGCTCTATACAAAGAAGAATATTCACAAAAAGAGCTACAATTAGAGATTGATAAAGCTAAGAAAATAAAATTTGACTTTAGTTATTTAGATGATATTGATTGGAGTAAATTCTCTGATGATGACGCTGTTTTTGAAGTTCCTGATGAGCTAAAAGAAATAGCACAGAATATTCTAGATTTACGTGAGGAACATGGTGATGAAGTTAGAGGTGGAACACGTGTTGGCTGGGGCCGTGCTACACAACTCGCTAATGGTGAAAAACTATCACTAAATATTGTTGAGAGAATGTATTCTTTCTGGGTACGCCATAAAAAGAATGGTGGCGTAAAAGAAGAGTGGAAAGATACACCTTGGAAAGACAATGGTTGGACTGCACTCCAAATTTGGGCATCACACCCAGGTGGAATATGGGCAGAAAAATTATTGTATGAAGTAGACCAAAGAATGGAAAAAGAATAATGAAAAACCTAAAAGAATTAGACGACCAAATAATGCATTGGTACGATGTATTACACCTTCAGGCTGATAAAGTTTATAAGTCGAAATATTATCTATAGGCAATAATATGTTTACAGATATTCTAAAAGCAGCACGAGCTAAGCTCTCTGAAAAAGATAAAGAAGCTAGAGAAAAGGAAATGGATAGGAGAAAGAAAGATCCAAAACCTGACTATTCTCCACTTCCTGGTGATGATAAAGTAAAAACTAAGCCCAGTAAATATTCTAGAACTAAACTAGCTGAAGAAGTTAGAGAAGAAATGAAAAAGCCGGGCAAAGATGAATTTATCAGAGCAGCCTCTAAAGTTAGTGGTGTTTCTAGAAAAATTATCGAACAAGTTTGGGAACGTGGAGCTGGAGCTTGGGAAGGTAGTCATAGACCCGGTGCCACATCTGTTCAGTGGTCAAAAGCCAGAGTTTATTCGTTTCTTACTGGTGGTAAAACACAAAGAACAGCTGATAGGGATTTATGGGAAGAACATTTAGAAAACACCAAAAAATCATCTTCTGACTTTGTCGCTGTTATAAATGACAGTGATAGAGAATATATGGAAGAAGCTAAGCGTTATTATGACGATCTTAGACAAGAAATAGAAATATAAAATATCAGGGAGAGATATTATGTCATTTGTTGAATTGCTACAAAAAGCCAGAGATAAACACCATATAAAGCCAGAAAAAACTTTTGTTGAGAACTTGGTTGATATACCTATTGAGCAAGAAGTTCAAACAGAGACAAAACAGGAAACATCTGCGATATCAATTGGTGATGCTATTATAAAGATTAGTGCACAGTCTCTAAAATCTTATAAAAAAAGTAAACTAAAAGGCAATCCAACAGGCAAATCACGTAGAATTGCAAAAGCTATTGCAGCTAATAATGTACGTTTGAGCCAACTAAATAAAGCATTTGACATACAGAAACAGTATAATCCTCGAAGAGCTGACTGGCATGTTGTTGGCGGCTATGCTTTACAAGCACTTCGAAATAAACTCGAACAAGGTATGCCTCTTCATGAGGCGCTAAACAGCCAATTTGAAAGGAATATCGATGAGTAAACTGGAAGTTTTTGCGCATTGGCGCCCACTCGAAAAATCTAACATTATAATGTCTAAGGATGGTAAAACATATTTTATCAAAGGCATTGCATCAACAGAGCACGTCGATCAACACGACGAAATCATTCTTCAGGATGGTCTAGACTTTAGTTATGCACTAAAAAGTGGACATTTCAATTATGACCACAAGAATGACCCTAAATATATTCTAGGAGCACCACAAAAAATCTCTAAAGTTTCACATAACGGCAAAAAAGCAACTGAAATAGAAGGTATTTTGTATGCAGATAAACAAATCGTAAAAGATTTGATGGAAAATATTTCTGTAATGAAGAATACAAACAGCGGAAGAAACTTAGGTTTTAGTATTGAAGGTCAAGTATTAGCACGTGATAAAAGAAATCCACATATTGTTACTCGCGCAAAAGTACTAAATATCAGCCTAACACATACACCTGCAAATCCTGAGAGCACTGTTGCTTTAGTAAAAAACATATTAGCTAATAAGGAAACTGAAACTATGAATAAGAGTGATGAATACAATGACGTTCCTATGTCATTAGATAAATCTAAATTGCTAGCAGAATATTCAAGCAAGATGGTACAATTACTTTCTATGCTTCCAGAAGATGCAGATCTTCCTGAATGGTGCCAAGCAAAAATTATCAAAGCATGTGATTATATGCAAGCAGCATATCATTATCTAGATATTGAAATGAAAGAAGGACCTCTAGGTAAGGATGTAAATCCTGATTATTTAGAAAGTCTAGAAGAGGAAAGCGTTGTAGCACCACATAGTGTTGAGCCTCCTTCACAAACTAGAGATGATGATTATCGTACAGATGCAAATATGGATAAAGCTGTAAAAGACGATCTTATGGATTATGATAGATACAAGAGATTTGTTGATATGCTTTCTAAGATGTACGAGAAAATGTATATGAAACTAGAGAAAGATGAAGACGAGGAAGACGAAAGTATTGAGGATATGTTAGAGGATATTGTTGAAGAATATCCAGAACTAAAAGATCCAGAAGTAATGAGTATGTTACACGATATGCTTTCTAAGATGTATCACAAAATGTGTGATTACAAGAAAATGTCTGATATGTCTGCAATTCAGCCTCAAAGTTTAGAAGACGACGAGGAAATGGCTTCTGAAGATTATTCAATGAAGTCAATTGTATCTTCTTTACTAAAAGCTGGAATGAATGAAAAACTAGTAAAAAACTATATTCTACAGTTTTACAAAAAATAACACTAAAAAAGTAATACATAAATAAAGCTGATATGTCTCATAAAACACATAGATATATCAGTCTTTCCGACATCAAACTAAAAAAAGCACAGCTAAGTAAATAAATATTGTAAAAATATGATAGTTATATCATATACTTTTATTTAGTTTGCTAGAGAAACTTGGAGTTGTGTAGTACATTCTCCACAGTTTTATTCGTCATCAAATAAAAACTAATTTTTTATAGGAGAAAATAAAATGGAGAACGTAGACACAAACAAGGTCGAAGAAATTCTCGCCGATATCAAGAATAGTCTTGATAATGACGCAAAAGTAAGTGAGGAAATTGCTAAAAATGCTGATACCCTCATTTCTGCACAAGTTGCTAAGTTTGAAGAGTTTGCTAAAACTGTAGAAACTCTTTCAGCTAAACTTGATGCTATCAACGAAAGCATTGCAGCTCTTCAAATCCCTACCAAAGAGGAAATCGAAAAAGCTGTAAATGATAAAGCAGAAGAGATTGCTAAGTCTGTAGAAGAGAAAACTGAAGCTCTTTCAAAGAAAGTAGAAGAGCTTGAGAACGAGCCTATGCAAAAATCTGCCACTGTTGTTTACGAGGACGAAAATGCAGTAGAAGAGGTTGTTGAAGCTCCAGCTCCTACTCGTCAAGACCTCATCAATAAAGCACTAAACGAACTTCAAACAACTACTGATTACAACCGCAAAACCCAGCTTTTCAAAGCAGTTTCTCGTCTTGAGGCTGGTGTATCATTAGATAAAGTAACTTTCTAAGGAGATTATAAATATGTTACCACAAATCAATGAAAATATTACTGTCAATGAATTGACACGCCTCAACGACTCACTCCGTAAAAACAGCGAAGTTGGCTACCAAAGTGGTGTCGGCTCTTCTGTAGGTGGTGGTTCACTTGCACCTATCGTTCCTCAATCTATCGAGGGTACTCTTGCTTCTGCAGCAAACACCATGCGTGACCTTGCTCTTTGGCCTATGCTTCCTAAAGTTCAGGTTAGCAACACTCTCCACGAGTATGCAGTAATTCGCGACCACGGTGAGGATCTAGATCCATTCATCGCTGAAGGTGGCGGAGATAGTTCTTTCGGAGCATCTGCTTCACAATATGACCGCAAGTCAGTAAAGATCAAATATATGGCAGAGAAGCGCAGCGTTTCAGACGTTGCTACTCTCGTTGGTATCGTTGGACCTAACGCAGACGCTCTTGCAGAAGAGACCGAGCGCGGAACAATGAGCCTTCTTCGTAAAATGGAAGTTCAGCTTTTCCACGGTGACGAGGATGTAAATGGTCTAGCATTTGATGGTATCATGAAGCAAATCGAGCGTGGTGATAGTGGTGTTCGTAACCCATTCATCTTCGGTCGTGACTTCTCTGATAACCAAGAAGACCTAGCTGGTGCATCACTTACTGGTACTAAACTTCACGAAGTACTCGGTGAGCTTTACTCAGCTCCTCGTTTCGGTAATCCTGATGCAATCTTTATGTCACCTAAGGCATACAGCAAGCTTATCGCTGATAGTGCACAAAACGGTCGTCATGATAGCATGGTTCTCGTAAATCAAGGTGATATGGGCGTTCACACTATTGGTGCTGGTCCTCGTATCCACATTATGGGACCTATGGGACCAGTTCCTGTTGTAGCAGCTCCATTTATTAGCCGTCGTCTTGCTCCGCCTTCGGATCAGTCTGCTAGCAATGCTGCAGCTTCTTCTCCTCTAGTAGCAGCAGCTGCTCCTTTCACCACCCAAGACGTTCGTACACAAGTACAGCATGCTGCAGCAGTTGCAGGTATCAATGCTAATCTTGCTACTGATAATGGTTGGGACGCAACTGGCGCTGGTACTGGACATGAGGGTGAGTTCCGTTATGTCTTCGTTCCTGTAAACAAGATTGGCTACGGTGCTCCTATCATCTCTGCTGCAGTTGATGCACACAGTGATGCAGTTCCTCGCTTCAACCTTGCTGCACTTCAGACTGGTACTGCTCTTTACGTACGTATCTATCGTTGTGCTGGCGATCTTAGCGATGCACAAACTCTCAAGAATGCACAGCTTATCGGTGAGGTAAAAGCTTCTGAGATTATCGGAGCTGATTGGTACGATGCTGGATTTGAGCGCCTTGATTGTGACCAAGTTCTCATCACTCAGATGGATCAAAGCGTTATCGAGTTCGCACGTCTTCTTGACTTTATCCGTCGCCCTCTCGCAGAAGTTGGCGCTGCTAAGCAGTTCCTCCTTATGCTTTTTGGTGCTCCAAGTGTAAAAGTTCCAAAGAAGAACTTCATCCTACGTAACGTTAGCAAATAATATCAGCTAGATTATCGTTACTAGGGAAGAACCCACTTTCAAAAAAAATATTTTTTGGCCCTGCGTTCCTCTCTCCCGCGCGGGGATTTTTTTATGACCTCAAACAACAGAATAAAGCCAGTAAAATGTTTATATACTGTATATATAAATACATAGAAACTGGATAAAAATGTAAACAGAGCAAACTGCGATATCCAGAAAGGTAATAAAATGGCTGAAATACAAATAGAGGACATAATAACACCTCAGTTATTGAAAGACACTCTACTTGCTGGTATCGATTTGACTTTAGATAACGGCGACCCTTTCCCAGATGATTTATTTGAGGAAGCAATTAGAGGAGCTATATCAACTGTTGAAGATGCATTACAAATTACTATATCAAAAAGAACAATACTTTCAGAGAGGCACGACTTATCAAACGATCAAAGAAACGCTTGGTATGGTCAACAATTAGACTATAGGCCTTTACGTTCTGTTGATAGTTTACAAATATCTTATGGTAATTATTCACCTGTAGATATTCCAGATGCTTGGATAAATATAACATCACCTCGTTTTGGCTCGGTATCACTTATCCCTACAGCAGAAAGTATTGGTACTTTTAGGTTCAATAATGTACTTCCTCTTTTGATTGACCCTATATCAAATTATGGTCAATATAATAGAGTTCCTGCATATTTCAATTACAAATATACAGCAGGTTTTCAAGCTTATAGGGAAACAATAGCTATTCAACAAAATCAACTTGTTGGAGCTGATATTCCATTACAAATAACTGACCCAGGTGATGATAAGATTAGCTTTCGTTTCAAAGTCTTAGATGATGGAAATGGTAATATAGCGGGTGCTACTCTCCCACGTATTACACTAAACAGTAATGATGGCGAAAATTACAGCATAAAAACAGATACTGCAGGTGCACAAGGAAGAATTCTTGTTGAAGTAACATATTACACTATTCCTGATA